GTCAACAAAGACAATCACGGTCAACACGCAGTCAGGCACTGCTTCATACACACTTGTCGTCTACGGGACGTGAGCCATGCTGAAAGCCGGCATCATGGACCAGAAGGCCGAGATCCAGACGCCCGCAGAGGGCGTCAACAGCATCGGCGAGCCGACTTTCACCTACTCGGCGTTTGCCACCAGGTGGATCGCACTGCTGCCGCTGTCCGGCGCTGAGCGTGTGGCCAGCCTGCAGAACGAAGGCACGGTGACGCACCGGGTGCGGATGCGGTACACGCCCGGCCTGAAGCCGAAGATGAGGCTTGCAAGCGAGGGCCGCACGTTTGAGATCGACTCGGTCGTAGAGCGTGGCCGACGCGAGGAGCACGAACTGCTGGTCACGGAGGTCGTTGATTGATGGCTGTGCAGCTGGGCATGTCGGTTGACGGCGTCAAGGAAGTCCTGCAGGGCTTCCAGGCGTTGCCAATCGGGCTGCAGCGAAAGTACCTGCGGGCCTCGGTCAACAAGGTCACCAAGCCATATGTGCAGCCAGTGAAAGCCCTGATTGCCCGTGGGCCGACCGGAAACCTCAAGCGGTCGGTGGGCGTGGTTACGGAAGCCAAGGTTAAAGGCAAGACGCAGACCGCCGTGCTTGGGTTCCGGCGTGGTGATAAGAGCGGCCAGAACGGCAAGGCGTCTGGCTATCACGCCTGGTGGATTGAGAATGGCGTGAAGACGCGGACGCCAAAGAACGGCCGAGCACTTAAGGTGCCGATGGCCATGGCCAAGAAATACAAGTACCTGATGGGCAAGGTGTCTCTGGTTGGCGGTGATGACGGCGGGTCGATCTTCTTTCGTCAGGTGCGTGGCTTCGCCGGCACTGGGAAGTTTGCGGCATGGGCCGACCAGACGCTGCCACGCATCCGAGACGCCCTGCAGACCGAGCTCGTCAGCGCTCTGGCCAAGGCAGAAGCCGAGGCAATGCGGCGTGCGGCTAAGAGGTTCAAATAGTGGCCACCGTCACTCACATCGACGAGTCCCTGCTGCAGGTGCTGACGGCCGATGCCGAAGTGGCCATGCAGGCCGGCAGCCGCATCTACCAGGTGCAAGCCCCGCAGGGTACGGCGTTCCCGTGCATCGTGTTCGCCCGCGACTCGCAGCTCAAGACGCCGTTCACGCACATGCTTGGGGCCGGTAGTTTGATCCGTGCGACGTACACGTTTTCCTGCATCTCCGACAACCTGCTCGAGGTGCGAAACCTCGCTCGGGCCGTAAAGGCAGCCCTACAATACAAGAGCACGTCTGCCATCCGCCTGGCATCCTGCGTGAGCGAGGACGACCAGACAGAGCCGGCAGCGAGCGGGGAGCAGTTCCCCATCTACCGCACGGATTTGCAAGTAGAAGTCACCTACAGTGAACCCTGAGCAGGGAGGCTCAGACCATGGCGAACGACATCGGACAGGGCACGTACGTCACGTTTGGCACCATCGTGGGCACAAGCACGACGCATTACAGGGTCAACAGCATCTCTCTTGGTGGCGTGTCGCGTGACGTGGTCGATGCCTCGCACCTCCTCACGGTCGGTGGCAAGGAGTTCATCGGCAGCGAGTTCTACGATCCGGGTGAGCTCACGCTTGAGATTCACCACGATCCGTCGCTCAACCCGGTGAACTTACTGACGAACGTTAGCACCACCCAGGTATGCACCATTATCTTCGCCAACGGCGGCGCGAGCACGGCGAAGTGGTCGGCCTACGGCTTTGCGTCAGCCTTTGAGGCTTCGGCCCCGAAGGACGACATGATGACCGGCTCGCTGACCATCAAGCTCAGCGGCAACCTGAACGTTGGCTAGTCAGCAGGAGGCGCGGACTGTGGCTCTTACCCGTGAGCAGATCAAGGCCAAGCGTGGCGTTAGGCCGCGTGTGCCCGTAGAAGTGCCAGAGCTTGGCACGGTCTACGTCGCCAAGATGACCGCCAAAGACCGCGATGCTTTCGAGCAGATGGTCACTGGCGGCAAGGTTGGCGGCGTCAACCTGACCAACATCCGGGCACGGTTCGTTGCCCTGGTGTGCGTCAACGAGGACGGCAGCAAGATGTTCGAGGACGGCGACGCCGAGTGGCTCGGCGAGCTCGACACGGACATTGTGCAGGCCATCGTCGACGAAGGCTTCAAGCTCAACGGCATCGGCGGCAACGCTCTGGAGGACGCCACAAAAAACTAGAGCGCCGCCCGATCATCCTTTTCCTGTACCGCTTGGCCCTAAAGCTCGGTGTCTGGAACGTCGAAGATCCGGGCGGCCTGGCTGAAACGATGAGCGTCGACCAGTTGTACGGCTGGATGGCTGCTTTCACGTTGATGCCGTGGGGCGACGAGTGGCTTAGGGACGCGGTACTCATGGCACAGCAGTACAACGCGAACCGTCCCAAGGGTAAGCCGGCCCTGAAGCCGTGGGACTTCATGCCGATCGAGCAGCGTCCGCAGTCGCAGGACGAGATGTGGCGAATCCTCCAGCAGGTGAGGACGTAAGCCATGGCTGCGAAGAACTTCGGCCGCGTCAACGTCTCGATCACCGCCAGCACGGGCGGGCTGACGGCGGGACTGGGTCGCGCCGGCAAGCAGATGAAGTCGTTCGCCGGCTCGGTGACGTCGACGCTTAATCCGCTACGCATGCTGTCGAGCGTAGCTCAAAGCACGTTCGGGCAGCTGGCTCTGTTCTCCATGGCCCGCAGTGCGGTCAGCACGCTGACTGGGATGGCGTCGGCAGCCGCGGAGAATGTCGACGTTCAGAGCAAACTCAGCCGCCGGCTGGGGATGACGTATGCCGAGCTGTCTGGCCTCAAGCTGGCTGGCGACTTGGCCGGCGTTGGCATCGAGACAATCGGTGCTGCAATGACGAAGGCTGACGTGGCTATGCAGAAGGCGGCTGGCGGGTCAAAGGCTGCCAATGCTGCTTTTGCCACTTTAGGACTGAGCGTCGACCAGCTGCAGGGAATGAGCGCGGCTGATCGGTTTTCCGCGATTGCCGAGTCAATCTCGGCCCTGCCAACATCCGCCGAGCGGGCTGCGGCTGCCGTTGCATTGTTTGGCCGGTCTGGTGCGCAGTTGCTGCCGCTGTTCGAGGGCGGTGCCGGCAGTATCGCAAGAGCACGCCAAGAGGCTGAGCGTTTCGGATTAGCGCTGACGAATGCTCAGGGGCAGAACGTCGAGGAGATGAACGACTCGTTCACTCGGGTCTACTCGGCCATTCAAGGCATCGTGCAGCAGGTGACGGCGTACTTAGCCCCAGCAATCACCGCTATCGCAAAGCAGTTCACTGATTTCGTGGGCAGTGTCGGTGGAGCCAATATTGGACAGGCAATCGGAGAGGCCTTGCTTCAAGGCGCGCGGTCTTTGGCGGAATATGGCGATTTTCTTATTCAAAACTTAAGCGGCGTGTTTCAGTTTCTTTCGCAGGTCGGAGCACAGTGGTCTGCAATCTGGGACATTGCTGGCCGTGTCGGTGGTTTTCTGTCTGGTGTGTTCAACGCTTTTCAGGCCGGCATGGGCACCATTGTTCTGGGGTTTGGAAAGGTTGCCGAATATTTCGGTGTGAGTGGTGCAGAGCAGTTCAATAAAGAGATTGAGCAAGGGATTTTAAAAGACCTCGAGCAACGCGATGCCGGCTTCACAAAGGCATTTGGAGAGTCACAGTCGACAGCTGGCGAGGCAATTGCGGGCCCGCTAACGTCTATGATCGACGGTGCTATAGCTCAGTCTCGTGCCGCTGCGGCTGCCGTAGATCAAAAGACGCAAGGCAGTATCCAGAAGGCACTAGCCACTCCTGTTACGGCTAAAGTTGCGGTTAACACCGAAGCCCTAAAAGCTATCGTTGCCGGCACGTCAGAGGGTGAGGCATTCCGCAACTCTCTCATTCGTGGTGCTGATCCAAGAAACGCAGGTGACGAGGATCAGGGCCGCACGGCGGATGCGACGGAGGAGACTGCGGCCGGCGTTGACGAGCTCGTCTCAATCATGCGCGATCAGTTCGCACTGGCGGAGATCACCGTATAGCCATGGCCATAACAGACGCACGCATTCTTCGGTCGGTGAAAATCTCCGAGACCAAGGGTGAAAAGGGGAGTATTCAATACTCGGCCACTGAGGACTATCTGGTCATCTGCGACCAGAAAAATCCAAACTTTAACGACATCATGGAGGACGACAATACTTGGCCCAATCTGGGGGGTGGCAAGCTGCCTCAGATTGACGATGAGATCACGCTCAGCGGAGTCACGCTGTACGTCACAAGCAGAGAGTTATCTTACTACAAAGACAACGAGCGTGCGGTCGTCATGTCCGTGCGATATGACGCCAAGGACAACGAGGCAGGCGGCGAAGGCGACCCAGGCTCAGGCGATCAAGACGCTTGGCAACGCATACAGGTACAGAGCGCTGACGTTAGCAAGCCCGCGCGTGGGTGGCGAAGTTTAGACGGCTCGAAAGATGCCGGGGCCGCGTCTGCTAAGCCAGCGATTAACAGCGCAGGAGACCCTGTCGATGGCCTTGAAGAAGAGTCGTCGATGTTGCGATTCACTTACACAAACACCATCGCCACCAATCCGAACTTTGACGCGCTGGCACTGTATTGCAACAAGTGCAATTTCTCCAGCATGACCATCCTCGGCGTGCCGTGCTCGTACTACACATTGCGGTGCACCGGGTTTAATGCCCAGTACGACCAAAAGAATAACACTTGGTCCGTGACGGTCGAGATTCTCTACAACCCAGATGGCTGGGAAATCAGGTTCTATGATGCGGGGTTCAACGAGATCGTAGGCGGTGAGCGTCAGGCGATCCTTGACAAGCGTGGCAATCC